TAGCATCAGCAGCAGTTAGTCTTACATAACCAACTCCTTGTGGTAAATTATCCCACCTATCAGTATCTATGTGACCCCAATACAGACCCATAATAGAATCCAAACGAGTCCCCCAGGTATTCAGTATAGGATACCTTTCAAGATCAAATACGATAACGTCTCTAGTGTCTGCCATTAGTAATTAGGAATGTTTGTGCCGTAGTCATAAGATGCTGCACCTGAAGTCATTGAAGATGCAGAGGCACAGTGTGCCGAAGACATACCAGAATGTCCTTTAGGTTCAGTGGTATTACCCATATAGTTATGCCCATCATTCATGTAGTTAACTTTGAATGTCTGGTTATTCTGGTTACCATTGTAGTTACCTAAACAATAACCTTTTCTCATACCCATTTGGAAGTTTTCCTCACCCATGTTACCAAAGTTAAGACCGTGTACCTGAGTACCAGTAAGGTCATTACACTTTTGATTACCATTTTGGTTGTTGTTTCCAGTACCAACATACATGTGTCCTAGCATAGATGGCAGAATCTTCTTCCATCCATCACCACCAGGTCCATGATTCCACATGGTATAAGATTCAGTCTTCCAATCAAGTCCCCTTCGGGTACCAGACCTTTTAATCCATCCTTTAGTTCTTCCATGTCCACCCCATGTAGGGTCATCCCCACCATCAGGGTAATCATTAGGGAAACCAGATGTCCTCATAGTTTCAGTCTTCAAGTTGAAAACGTCAGTCCTTGAGTTACCGCCACCTTGCAAGAAGGATTGACCTCCTCCAAATTCATGGTCTTGGCAAGATCCCATTGATCCTCTATTCACTGTCATATCCCACTGACTAAGGTGTGATATTCCATTCTCTGTTGCCATATTGAAACCAGAGGTATAGTTAGATGATCCTCTGTAGGTGTTTTCCATTGAATGGAACCAATGTTTCATATCACTCCACGACCCAGACATGTATCCACCAGATCTATCGAGTTTGTCACCTAAATTTGTTGTCGTATCGTTGGAGTGTTGTGTCCTATTAATATTCTTCCAAGGACTACCTCCTCTATATCCACCACCGACATATCCATGTGTGAATATACGTGCCATTGACCATGAACTTGCACCGTTCTCATGTGACCAATAAGCATCTGTGCCGTCAGACGTTAGTGTCGCCTTTACGGAATAATTCTCACTGTACCTATCATTTGACTGATCAGGTAATGATGCACCACCTGCTGCTCCAGCAATTGGTCCCCATTCTGTTGCACCTGTGTCTTGGTTATATGAATAACCTTCAAAGGTTCTATCAGTGCTATTATACCTGAATAAACCCTCTACTGCTGTACCAGGTCTTTGACCAGTTGTGCCGACTGGCATCTTAACTGCGTCAGTTGCTTCAATATCCAGAGAATATTCTGGTGAAGCGTCATTAATTCCTACTCGGTTATTAGTAGCATCAACGTAAAATGTACCAGCATCGAAGTTAAAGTTGCCAGACGATTCCAACTGGAACTGAGCGGTACCTCCACCTCCTGCTAGGGATACAATCTTATCAACATTTAACTGTGACATGTTTAACTTTTATCCTTCGTATTATTTATGCAGGACGGACAAGCACTACACCACGCTTGAGATATGTGTCTTCATTTCCAGAGTCCTGGTCTGAATGAATGACCACATGGATGTCGTGCGGTTTATCTGCACCTAGGTCTACAGTGTACCAAGAGTCGCCATTTAGTACGTTTGGACCAGTGCCTCCACTATTGTCTCCTGCGATAGTAGTGAAGTTTCTAACGTATTCGCTAGTATAACCGCTGCCAGATCGTGACCAGCATGTATAACGATTACTCATAAATCCACCAGGGTTATTCCCGGAAGAAGTAAATGTTGGTGCCGTCCCTGTATTGGATGGACAACTATTACTATCACTATTACTTATAGCAGTAAAATAGGTAAATACATGTTGTGCATCACCTTCATTAGCATTATTACGCATGACAGTAAGTCCATCACCAACACCTGATGATATACCTAGGAAGTTTCTTCCATTCTGACCATCATTGGAGTAATAATTATATAGATTGAACCTCATCTGCACATAACGATATGATATTCCTCGTCTGCTAATAGTAGCATACTTATAATCAGATCCACCAGTATTTCTATAGTATCCATACGTGCCATTATTTGTCCAACCACCAGTAGAAGTTGAATCTCCCATATCATTTAACTGATTACCACTTAATGCTGAAGCATTTTGGAACCATGCGTTTGCTCCTCCACCCCAGTTACCCATAACAATATAGTATGGTTTAGTGTTTAATGGTACAAAGTATCTTCTTGGTGTACCATCGAAATTCAAATAATAATTTCCATCTACTGATACACCAGCATCATATAATCCCTGCACTGAAGAAGGTGCATTTGCTTCTGATCCACCATCCATACCACCAGATTGTGCCATGAATAGTCCAGACCATCCCGATCCAGTATAAACTTCCAGATATAAAGTGTCTGTATTAAACCTTAGCATACCTGCGACTGGAGAACTAGGTCTTTGACCAGTTGACCCAGATGGAATAGTGAATGCAGACCCATTACTAATGGTCATATTACCTGCTACTCGCATATTCTCACCACTCTTCATCACAATGGCAAAGTCATTGTCGGCAGGTGCAGTAATATTGTTACATTTAATAGTACTCATTAGGTCGTGCCGTAGAAGAATAACCAATACATCCAGTTTTGACTGCCAGGGTTATTAATACCCCAACCGCCAGACCAGTTAGGTTCTGGGTAGTTTTGGTTTGAATAGTTATTACCAGTGTTACCAACCCACGCATGGTGCTCAACGTTACATCCATTGGATGAACATCCAAGACCATTTATCATACTAAACGTATAGTTTTCGCAGTTTGCAGGAGATACGTGCCAAGTGTTGTTGGGATTTAATTCACCAGCACTATTACCTCTATATCTATTGTCTGAAGCAGTTGCACTTCCTTTAATGAAAGTCATACCACTCAGTTGAGTACCACCAACATTACCGTGGTTACCCAGTCCAATATGATCCTCAAACATTTCTTTCATGTTTCCACCTCTATTAGTGAAAACACCTGTGATCTTTGCTACTTCAGTAGAGTTAGCATAAGGATCACCAGAGTTAGACCAACCTTGCATTATCAATACATCATTAACACTCCAGTTATGGCAGTGTCTTGACTTAAAGTCAGCACCCATAAATCCTGTGCCTGATCCAAATGTTGTTGTGTTTGCCCAGTTACCATACCAACTATCACTACCACCAGTATATTGACCGTGGTTAGTAGTATCAGTAATAGATGCTACACCAACCCACCATTTACCAGTTGGATCCTTATAACAATACATCTCTTCATTACCCTGACCATCCATGTTGCAATAATAGAAACCATTGCCTGGATTTGCTACGGTAAGATTAGAGATTGAAGTGAATGGTGCAGATGAACTACCATTTTGAGCAGAATAAACTTTCCAAGTACTACCTGTATATACTTCTACACTTAAAGTATCTGTATTCCAACGAATGTAACCTGCCTGGGGACTGCCTGGTCTTTGGGCAGTTGTACCTGTAGGCAAGCGAAGTGCTCCAGTCCCGTCATGATAAACATTGCCATCAATGGTCAATGTCTGACCTGCTGGTATATTTGTTTGACTGATTGTTGCAGCGGTTCCTGCTAAATGTGCAACGCTAAGTGTACTCATTGCATTACTATTTTCTTCTATTTATGTTGCTGAGATGGAAACTCTTCAACCCAAGCAGTAGCAATATATTTAGTCCCATTTAAAGGTGGATTACCTCTATGTGTATGAGTCCATGCTGTTGGTGAGATCGTGAATTTACCCTCTTCAGGTTTCACTCTACAATGCTGATACAAAAATTCTGTTTCCCCACCCTCAAAATCATCATTGATGTATAATTGAGTAGTTAATACTCTGTATGGAGTATTAGGAGTTGCTTCATAATGCCAATTATGAAAACCCTGTCCCGGTAATGTTTTCTGTAGTTTGCACATCTGATGCTGCATAGGTCTTCCAACCAATACATCATACTTTTTACCATAATCATTTAGTGCTTCATCGACTAAGAAACACCATGCTCTATATACTGCCTTTGACAGAGTGTCATGCCAAAATTCAGGTGGCAGTTCATGCAAAAAGACAGATTCGTCTGAGACTCCCTGTCCGTTGTTAGAGACACGTTTTTTCGTTGGTGTCTTATCTGTTATATATTCATAATAATTTATTAACTCCTCACCTTTCAGATTGGTTTGAAATTCTGATATAAAGTTGTCATGGTGAGTCGCACTGATGATCCTAGGATCACCTCCATCCTTTGTAAATCCCATAGTTTATCCGCTGGTCCAACGACCATCATAATACAGTTGTAGTTTACCAGCAGTTGTGTTAAAACGCAACTGCCCTGTCCTAAATCCTCTTCTTGGGGCATTAGTACGCTGTGCGTCTTCAAAGTTTGTATCAGTACCAGCAGGTAATGCTAAGTGTGATGATTGATTCATTAGTAACTGACTATCACCTTGGAAGATCATATCTGCTTCCGCTTTCAACTTCACCGTAAAGTTAGGTGACAATCCTTCTATATTACCAACATTCAGTTTACTATTTGCCATTATCTAATACTCCACGCTGCATTGTTTTCTATCGTTACAGTGTAGTTGTTTGATATTGCTATAGGTCCAGCAGTCATCCCGTTAGTAAATTTGGCATCTCCGTTTGCTGATGGTCCTATTGTTATATTTTCGTCTATTGTTGCTGCATTTGTCCTGATAATACTATCTGTCCCTACAGCAGGTCCACCACCAGAGATAGGTGACCATCCAGCACTTCCTGTGCCATCATCTGCCTTATAGACTTCAGCAGCGTCATTGTCTGTGTTAAATCGCAAAGTACCAACAGATACACCAGTAGGTCGGTTCGCTGTTGTACCAGCGGGCATCCTTAATACACTATTGGCATTGAGGAAACTTAACGTTGTAATAATTGCTTGGGTGCTAGTGGATATCTGATTTCCACTAATCTGGGTAATTGCCATTTTACTTTAATTAGATTGGGAACTCTTTGATGTGGACAACATCAGATGCGAGTGGTGCATCCGTAAAGACTACGTTTGCTCCTCCTGCGTCTACGGTATAATTGGTACCAGCGATTTGGACGACACCATTTAGTGAAACTAAAACAGAATCATCAATATGAGCGATACCTCCAGTATATGTAGTTATAGCGAATGTTAATGTGCTACCGTCTCCAGTATATGTTCTTGTGATGTACTTATCAGCAGAAACTCCACCTCGACCAGTAACAACTAAGTCACCGTCAATTTTAACATTACCCAATATACTCATTCTGTATCCACTAACAGCAGCAGTGCCAAGACCGATATGCTGTGTAGATGCAAATGTGTCAATATTAATGACACCTGTATCTGTTAGACCAAACTCCTTCCATACTTGGTTATAGTAGATCCAACCAAGGGATTTACCTGGAGTCCAGTTAATGTTATAAACTAAGTCTCCATCAGCAGGAGTAGTATAACCAGTGATGTTAGAGAAGTCAGGTAGTCCATTTGCATCTTCTGGTGCAAGTAATGTTTGCTTGATAACTGTTCCATCTTGGTTATAGTAAGAAATTTTCTTCGCTTGGATGTTATTCGTAAAGGTTGTTAGACCTTGGAATGTAACAGGACCAGCAAAGATTGATTCTAATTGGTTAGATGCACCACCAATTACAGTGAGTTTATCAGTTAAAACCAATTCAGAGAATGTTTCAATGGTTGTGTTTTCTTCACCAATAACATTTAACTGTGCAATGTCTTCATTGGTGATCTGACCTGTAACTGGGTTAATAACCTGGTTACCAATGAATAGGTCACCATTAGAGTTAAGACCAGAGTAGAAAGCAACACCTGCTTCTTCTTTAATACTTTGTGAGAATTTCACCTGATTAGAATCAAGTGTCTCAACTTGTGCTTGAGGGAATGCAGTTGAGTAGTTACCTGGACCAAAACCAAGGTATTCAAACGTATGGTTACCTGATCTTAGAATTGAGTGCCTTCGCAACTCAGTTGGTATGACAGCAACTGTACCATCATTGTTCTCTCTTATGTTAATCTTTCTTGCTTCCTCATCACCAGCACGTGCTGTTAGAGAAATACTTGACAGTCTACCGTTAACTGAATCGTAGTTAGGTGTAGTACCTGGTTGTGTCCAACCTGTGTCTGATAGTAAGAATTGCGTTGCTTCCTTAGTAATTGATAACTTAGGATCTTTATTTGGTGTTGGTGAAGCACCATCAGTTGCATTGACTAGACCAATAGTTTGGTTGTCAGCAACAGATACAGAGGCACCTGGGTCAGCAAGTGGGTTATCTCTGTCGAATGTTGGATAGACTTCATTGACGTTCTGTGAGAACTTCCTGTCATTGAAGTTAGAGGTTGAAGGAGTAATTGATGCACATAATAGTGTCAAATAGTAAATACCATCCTTAACTCCTCTCTCAAATGGTTGAAGTGTTTCTATATCATAGACATAGAAGGATCTGTTTAACTTATAGGACGTAGTATCACTATTAAGTGGTTGTAAAACATAACCAGAGATAGGATCTCTTGGTAATGGATTAGTCTTATCCTTGTCTATAACGTAGCGAACACGATATGTCCTGTCTGCCAAGTCCCTACTATCAGGAATACGCTTAAGGAATGTAGTAGGAGTGAAGTTAACAGTGTTGTAAGTAGTATTAGTAGAAAGCGTTGAGTAGATACCGTTGTTTGTTGCAGATACCGACAAATACCATCCACCAACGCTATTGGCAACGCCATTAATTGTATAAGTTGCACTATCATATTGTAAAGGAGATCCAGCAGCACCAGCAGCAATACCAGATACGCTAGGACCATAAGGGGCAATACTTGCCGAGTGCGTTGTTGCAACGGATGCACCTTGAGCAACCAATAAGCAGTTAAGTTTATCTGCTATTGCACTGCCTCCAGTACCATCTTGTCTAGCACCAACTGTATAACCCTGCACTCTATTAGTAGGTGGTGATGCTTCTACGACATAACCGTATAGGTACAATCTTGTTCCAGGAGTACCACCCTGACCTGCTAATGCAGCGTTAATTGTTTTAGTTCTATGAATGTCAATGTTAACCCAGTTGACAGAAACTTCATCACCAAAGATGACGTTACCATTAACTGTACCAGTATTATTAACTGTAAGAGTTACAACCCTTGTACTTGTATTGACACTACCAACTGTATTACTTGTACCGAGATTATCCCCAGTAACATTCATACCTTGAAGCACACCCTCGATGGATCCATCGTTTGCGAGTGTGATTGTGTTTGCTCCACTTGCACCAGTAGCAGTTGTTGAAATAACATCAAGTGCTTTAGGTGGAATAACGTGAGAGATTGATCCTGCCTTATCTTTGGAGAATGCTTTTGCTTTAAATCCAGCAGATCTAAGAGCAATGCTACCAAAGTTACTGTTAGAGTTAGTAATCGACATGTCACCACCACTTTCAGCAGTGAAGTGACCTTGGAATCCAACAGCGAAGACCGAAACTGCCTGAATGAATGCGTCATTCAATGCTTGAATGTGTCTATGTCCCCAATCTTTTCTATACTCAGCAAAACCGTCTAGGTGAGCACCATCTCCAGCAGTTGCTACATCGTAGTTACCTGTTGATGCGTTATATCTAACGAATGCTCTATCATCCTTCTGTAGTGACAGTCCAGTAAACTGAGCAACAACCATTGATTTGAAACCAGTTGCTTTAGCACCGTCTGCCTTCATACCATTCATACCCCACACACTTCTCAGTGATAGGTTGAAAGCATAAGGAGACGCTGAGTCAACAGTGTCAATCTCGGTCTTAACTGTAATGTTTGTACCTACCGCATTGCCCGTAGGTTCTCCTTGCATCTGATAAGTAAATACATTACCTGATGCTGACGTAACGGTGAAACTGCCATTATACAACGAAGCATCGACTTCCGATTGTGGACCAGTTGATCCAGTAACACCAGAGATGTTAATGTTAACACCAACAGAGAATCCGTGGTCTCTTGGATTGTCAAATTCGTCAACGGTGACTGCGGTTGCTGTTTGTCCATTCCTTGTGACCTGTAATATTCGGTACTCATCACTAATTGGACCAACAATTCTGTTTTCCTCAACCCTTGCCTGTATTTGGTCGGTTGTTGGATCACCAGAGGTATCAGGTATAGTTGCAAATGCCTTCGATATCTTCTGGTAGTATATTTCTAAGTCAGATCTTTCTAAAATGTTTGATACAGCACTATAATCTGCGTTTGGTACTGTGCCTTGTGAAATAAGTGTTGATAATGAATTCAAACCATCTGCAAATTCAAAGCAGGTTAATCTATGGTGTGAATACTTAGGTGCTAATGTTGTTACTGAATCAGGTTTAAAGTATACTCCTTCCTCAATACCATCGAAGAATGAGAATTGCCAGAAATAAGTACCACCAGTTACCTTAAAGATTGATGTCCGAGGTGGGATCTGTGCTTCTGTGTTAATACCTTGAGCAGGTAAAGTAGTAGGATAAGGCACGTACATTGGTTGAATCTTTGTACGTCTCAAGTCAGTACCAATAACTGAACAACCTCTAGGAACTATAACTCCACCTTCTATTGAGTTATACTTGTATAATACGTTGTTAGGTGAGGTAAGATCAAGGTTAGAGTTAGCATCAAGAGGAGCAACGTTAGTATATAACACGTCACCTGGTCTGTTATCAATCTGATACTCAGCAGGATAAAGCATGATACTAAACGCATCAAACTCGTCATTACTCAAACCTACTCGATATGAAAATCTTGCTACTTCAAGGAATGCCCTTTGCAGCGTTTTAAAAGGTCGCAACGCCGAGTTACCCCTGTTGTCAATAGCATCAGAGGCATCGAAATCATCGGGGTTGACGTATATAATACGTCCCGTGCGGGACGTAATAATATTCTTAAGTCTAGTTAGGGACATTTCCTATTTACTTTCTAGTTATTTATTTGGGTCATCAACCACTGCCACCAACGACGGTTGCATTTGGATCGAAGTTTCTTGCTGTGAATGCAGTTGAAGCATCCTCAAATCCAACAAGGGTTGCAACGTTATTAGCAGTTGCATTCTTAACGACAAGTCTCTCGCCTGGACCAATAACCAGTTGATTAATCTTGCCAATAGCATTGTTGCCAAGTGCTACACCAACAGCAATCCAATGCTTATCTTCTACAGCAGTTGTTGCTGTAGTAATACTGGATATTGTACACTCTGTGCGAGTGCCAGCACCAAGTTTAGGATTGTCTAAGAATGTATGACTCGTAGTGAAGTCAGTAGAGTTTACACCCTTAATAACTTCCAACGCTGTGCTAGTATAATCTCTAACATAACCATAAGGTCCAGCAGTCTGAGCAGTAACAGTGTAAGTTACACCGTTAAATGTGAATGTGTCAGTGCTGTTTGTCCAAGATCCAACAATGTCATATACCCAGAAAGAAGTATATTCGTATGTTGCTGAAATAGTGATAACACGGTTACTACCACCATAACTTGAGTTGGCAGCAGTACCAGTAGTACCTTCATAGAAATACATGCTAGTAGGAGGACTTGCATTAGCAGACCAGTCATACTGGACATATGCTCCACTACTTCCTGCAGTACCGTTTGTTGTCTTACCAGTAGTATATTCTGCACCGTCATCAGAGTTGCCGAATGTACCATCAGGTCCCCACTCACCATTAACTGTTGATGACACCACAAATTCTTTACTTGCCATCGTTGAGTCAGCGACATTAAAGCGATATGCTCTGTCTCCAAACTGTGTGAAGGCAACACCGTTATACATGTTGTAAGTACCACCAGAAGTTGTGGTGGAGAATACAAAACTGTTTACTCCAGTAGCAATACCACCTGAAGAAATGGTACCTGTTGCACCACCACTACATGTAATACTGTCACCAGCGACAAATTCGTTACCAGATCCAGCAAGTGTTGTAGGACCTACGGTAACAATTGTGCTACCAGATCCAGATGCTACTGAATAAATGGTTGCAGTAGCAGTGTTACCACCAGATCCTTCTACAAATGTTTCTCCAACTGCGAATGTGCCAGATGTTGATTCTAATGTAATTGCCCTAAGCAATAATGCTTTAACGAATATCTCCGTATATGCTGGAGTGTAAAAAGACTCAAACTTAGCAGTCTTTTCATTCGTTGCCGAGGTAAGGGTTGTACCTCCCGTTAAACCAGCAGAAGTTGTGATTGCTGTTCCAACTGTAAACCTATATCCTGTGATGATATCGCCTTTATGAAGCAAATAAGTTGCTGCTCCCAAGACGAGTTTTTGGTCGTAATTTTTTATGGCAACATTATATGCTGCCCCTGTGCCATCGTTGGCGATTGTTAATGCAGCAGAAGCAGAAGTTGAAACATCACATTCATACAGCACAGCGTTGCTGTTCCCCTGTTTATTCTGTGCAAGTATTCCTTGATTTGCCATGAGTTTTAATAGTTATGATCCTGCGAAGAAGAATTGTTGTTG